AACTAACCGGCAATCGTCTCAACCGTTGCCAGAACGGAAAGAGTTGGATGCCGAGATGCAGGGAGTCATCTTAGATGCCGAACTGGCTGTATCCCGCAGCTACTGGACATATAACAAACTAATCAAGGCCGGTATCGCTGCGGAGACTGCAAGAATGGTTCTACCACTTTGCTGTCCGACCACCTTGTACATGTCTGGCACGATACGGTCTTGGATTCACTACGTGCAGCTCAGAACGCAGGAAGATACGCAACTAGAGCATAGGCAGATAGCAGACAGCATCAAGGCTTTGATGGCTGAACACCTGCCGATCACGATGGGAGTTTTGTCGTGAAAACTAAACACCCACTGGTTGCATTTTGCGATTCTGGACTGAAGGCAATACATGCCATGCGGGATGGTAAAAAAGTCAGGAGACCGCCACTACCTGAAAACGCTTATTACTACATCAAAGATAAATCATACTGGTACTTTGATGGACACAATCACATGCAAATAGTTCTTGACATAGAAGGCCTTGAACCGGGAGCGGCTTACTACTGGTATCACTTATCTGCACAACTGACGGTGTTTACGGACTGGGAGATAATCGAATGAGATTCGGGGAAGTGATTCAAGCCTTGATGGCTGGTGGTGGTAACGCGGTATGGCGCGGTGAGTGGGGAGGAGCCGTATTCCTGCGGTACTCCGAAGTGTGGAATATCTTTGAACTGCACGGGCCACAGAAACGGGTAACGCAACTTGAAGAGTTGAGTCTTTCCCCTGGTGATTTGTTTGCTAACGACTGGGCACTGGTTGCCATTGATCCACAAAGCGGATGGGTGAAGGAATGAGCGATATATCATTCCCATTTATCCTGATGATTCATTACGTGGCAGACTTTCGGATGCAATCGAGGCACATCGCCGAGACAAAGTCTAAATCCAACAAGTCTCTGTCTATACACGTCCTGCTATACGTGGCTACCTTCCTTATTGCAGGTTTAGTACACTTTGTAACTGGGAACAATGTAGATGTCTGGAAGTTTGCCGAATATGTGATTATCAATGGTCTACTGCACTGGTTGACCGACTACATCACGAGCAGGGAAACTACCAAGGCATACCAGAACGGTGACATGGAGAAGTTCTGGAACATCATCGGGTTTGATCAACTCATACACGGCGTTACGCTATACATGACATGGGAGATATTGAAATGACACTAAAAGACATTCAGGATACGTTCCGAGCATTGCCGACGTATCAAAACGTAGACCTTACGCAGTTTCAGATGTACGCTCGGCAACTGGTTTGGATGCAGCGACAATGGATGCTTGAAAACAAAGACCCTAAAGACGAAATGACCATTTCATACTTAGATAGGACATTGAGCATTGAGCGCATCAATAGCACACACTGGAATCTTGTATACCGACAAGCTGAGTTTCCATGTGGCATTATCTTCACTATGCCGTTGTATACCAATGAAATCGCACCTGAACTCTTGATTACAGATGCCGCAACTGAACTTCACGGACTGATTGAAAAGCTGGTGGAGGGATGATTCAACAGGTCAAATACAGAATTGCAAAGCACGTCAACATCATTGGCTGGAGGCTTGTATCTCGAATAAGCCGAGCAATGATAGTAGTAAATGACTGGTGTATTGAAAAAAAGCCACAACAAGAAGAGGTAGCAGAATGATTATCTTTGCACTTGGTATCCTGCTGGGCGCTGGGTGCTTGGCTGTCTACAATGAGATGTATACACGTTGGCTATACGCTGATGTCAAGAGACGCGCGAAACAGCAAGGCATCACAGAGCGTCAGATGAAAGATGCCCTAGTATGGGCTGCTACAGAAGAAATCGAGGCTAACCTTGGCAAATAAGATGGAGGCAGCGGGATGATAAATATACTCAGCGGTGAGTTACGAGAGACGACAGACGACAACGGCAAGCGACTTGCTTATGTACATTACTCTGGTGAAACCAATCTGCTTTATTCTGCAAAGTCCGGGAAGTTAGTATTTGGTGTTGATGGTGAACCATATGTGGAACTTGTGCAGTACGTCCCGGATACCAAGAAAGTAGCTCTTGAAGTGCACTCTATGAAAGTAGATGAAGAGGGTAATCCACTACTTACTGTCAAACGATATCCAGTCACAAGTTTCTCCATGCGCTTCACAGATAAAGAGTTACAAGATGAGTAAAGATAATTTTACTGGAAGACCAACAAAGTACACGCCAGCAACGGTTGAGAAGATTACAGATGCTCTGCGAGGTGGTAACACCCGCAGGGCTTCCTGTGCTGCCGCTGGTATCTCACAAGATACATTCGCTAACTGGCTACGGGAGCATTCGGCTTTTTCGGATGCTGTAGAAAAAGCAGAGGGTGAAGCCGAACTCCGCAACCTTGCAGTTATCCAAGATGCCACTAAAACGACGTGGCAAGCTGCTGCATGGTGGCTTGAACGTAAGCACAAGCAGGAGTGGTCTAGCAGGGTAGAACAGACCGGCGCAGACGGTTCACCTGTCAAGGTAATCGTGGAGTATGCTGATGGCAAAGATTAGTTTTCATGGTGTCATTCCTACCCGTGCCACCAAGTACTCGGCAGGTTACGATCTACGCTCACCGGGTGACATCGTGATCCCTGCTGGGGCTACCGTAGGGGTTGACACAGGCACATATGTTTCTATGCCTGTTGACCTTTGTGCTCTTGTCTGTAGCCGGTCGGGTTTAGCACTGCGTGGTCTTGCTGTTGCCAATGCCCCCGGCATTATTGATGCTGACTATACAGACACTATCAAGGTGCTACTGCATAACCGGACGCAAGGTGATTGGATTATTGAGGCAGGAGACCGCATAGCGCAGTTGGTGTTTACTCCCTTTGTGGTTGGTGATGATGTTCCGTTAGATGAGCGTACAGGCGGGTTAGGTTCTACTGGTGCCTGACATTTCATGGGTCTTTAGCTCAGTGGTAGAGCGTCCTGCTCATAACAGGTTGGTCGTAGGTTCGAAACCTGCAAGACCCATAGAAGGTAACTGATGCCTGATATTCGATTGGTATTGCCTAGACCGCACGAAGCCCAGCAGGTCATACTACGTGAAGCCAAGCGGTACAACGTGCTTGCTTGCCTAGTGTTTGCCGTGACCGATTCGCATATGTTCTTCATGCGATGAAAACAACTGAAGGTTGTCTATGTGATTGTTGTTTGGATTCCGATCAACATGGTGGACAACCTCGGTTTTCAATAGCGGTCTACCGATGTGCTGTTCCATAACAACCCGGTGTTCTAACGCATACTTTGTGCCAGATGATGTCGTATCGGCTGGATTCAAATAATCATCTGCAACGGCTATAAGGACATAGCCATCTTTTCTAACTTTCCTGCCACCTTTCCATAAAGAGCATTCAGCTTTCCGTTTACCAAACATAGGATTATCTTTACCAAACCTTTGCACACCAAACATTGGATTATTCTCGCCCGATACATCACGAGTCCACGATGGATTGTCAATGGTATTTTTATGGGTACGGTGGCAACTCTTACTGCAATAAATGCTGTCACGGCTTGGTGGAGTGCTGAAGGATGCTTGGCAAACAATGCATAACTTAGTAAGTGCTTTACGTTTACTTTCTCCGCAGCACTTAGCACTGCAAAATCTTGGGCGCATACTCGGTGGAGTATCATATTCACGATGACAGGTTTCACATACTCTTTTCATATAAAACATTGTATCATGCGGGTGAAGAATGCCTGATATTAGATTGATTCTCCCTCGACCTCATGAAGCACAGCAGGTGATAATGGCACAGGCAAGGCGATACAACGTCCTTGCCTGTGGCTGAGTAGGTCGAAGATTCGGTAAGACCACGCTGGGCGGTAACTTGCTCAGTGACCCGGTACTGATTGACGGGCTACCTTGTGCCTGGTTCGCACCTACCTACCGCTTGCTTGAAGAGGCATACGCCGATCATAAGCGTATCTATGCTCCGGTTATCCGCAGGGCAGTACAAAGCCCCGCACCGCGCATCGAGCTTATAACCGGGGCGGCAATCGATTACTGGACTTTAGATGACCCGTCAACCGTTGCCCGTGGCAGAAAGTACAAGCGGGTCATCATTGACGAAGCGGCAATGGCACGGCATCTAGAGCAAGCCTGGACTGAAGCCATACGCCCAACCTTGACAGACTTCAAAGGCGATGCTTTCTTTCTGTCTACGCCCAAGGGTAGCAACTACTTCCGCACCCTTTACAATCAGGCCGCTACGGATGCCGACTGGATGGCATGGCAGATGCCAACCACGGCAAACCCTTGGATAGATCCTGAAGAGGTAGACAAGGCTGGGGAATCATTGCCGAGCATCGCGTTTAGGCAGGAGTATTTAGCCGAGTTCGTGGATGCTGCGGGCGCTCGTATCAAGCGGGAGTGGTTGCGGTACGGCGATTGCCCTGAAGGGTTGCCTACCTACATCGGGGTTGACCTTGCCATCAGCACCAAGAGCGAAGCCGACTATACCGGCGTGGCGGTTGTAAGCCGGGGAGATGATGGGACAATCTACGTTAGAGACATCAATCGCACCCGCGCGGACTTTGCTTCCGTGCTACGCTTCATTGAGATGATGGCGGCTAAGTGGAATCCATCTATGATTGGCATCGAGCAGGTGCAATACCAAGCCGCTGTCGTGCAGGAGCTTCTAAGGCGTACGAAGTTACCGATACGGGGCATCCGCCCAGACCGTGACAAAGTGACCCGCTTTGCCCCTCTGGAAGCCCGCTACGAGCAAAGCCAAGTCATGCACTGCCAAGGACTCCCGGCATACTTTGAAGATGAACTGCTATCCTTCCCCGTTGGCAGGCATGATGACGTGGTGGATGCCCTTGCTTATGCTTGGCAGGTATGCGGATCAAAGCGAAGTTGGGGTGCCGTCTAAAATATATACCTCTATACCCTTGCAAGATATACACGGGCGGTGTATATTATTGACATCCAAGGGGATATGGGAGATACGGATATGAAACGATACTTGGTTCAGTGGATGACAAACGGTAAGTCTTACGGCTACTACTTCGAAGATTATGCAGACGGATTCGATTACGCACAACTCAATGGTGAGAAATCAAAAGTGACCGACACGAAAACCGGTGAAAGACTTTTTGCTTTCAAGACAATCAACAATCAACGCTGGATGTGGACGAAGGAAGGCTGGATAAAGTAACCTCAACCGCTAAACACACAGGCCCCCGCAAGGGGGCTTTTTCTTTTTGTGGGATACTGCTAGCATGGGTATCTTTGACCGCTTCCTTGGGCGTAAGGCCGCCGCTAATCCTACACAAGCATTGCCATTGCCGCTTAGCCAGTCTAGGGACATCTACCTAACCGGGTACGGCTCTGGTCAGCTGCAAACCTTGCTACGCCGGGCGCTCCCTGGAAGTACCAAGGACTGGGCAAGGGTAGCCGGTGACCTTGGGCTAAATGGCGTTGTGGCATCAGCCATTGACTGGTACGTGCGGAACTACCCACAGGCAACACCACGGCTCTACCGACCGGTAGACAGCCAGCAGGCAGAGCCTGTAGAAGACCACCCGGTGCTACAGCTCATGGCGCAACCGGATCCGATGATTATGGGTAGCCTTTTCTGGGGCTGGGTCATTCAAGATTTCAAATTGTTTGGCAACACTTACCTGAGAAAGATTCGCTCTACAACCCGTGGCACGGTGACCGCTCTACAGTTTCTTCCGCAGGATATGGTTCGCCCGGTAGGTAACGGCATCAACCCGCTAACCCACTACGTATACACCACGGATGGGCGCTCCTTTGATATCCCGGTATCCGACATGATCCACATCCGGTACGGCAGAGACCCAAGCGACATCCGTCTTGGTAGAGCGCCGCTTACCGCTGTACTGCGGGAGATAGCAACCGATAACACCGCATCCACTACCGCATACGGACTCTTGGCTAACGGCGCTATGCCTAGCCTCATTGTCGGGCCTGATGCCAAAGAGACAACCGTTGATATGAGCATGGATGATGCTCGGCAGGTGAAGCGGCAACTGCACGAAGACCTAACCGGGGACGGTTCCGGCGGCATCGTGGTTATGACCGGTGCCTACAAGATGGATAGAGTTAGCCTAACGCCTTCAGAGCTTGCTCTGGATTCCGTGAGACGTGTACCGGAAGAGCGCATCTGTTCAGCGCTTGGCATCAACCCTATGGTCTTAGGGCTTGGAAGCGGGCTAGAGCGGTCTACCTACAGTAATTACGAACGCGCCCAGCAAGCGGCATGGGAAGACGGCATGGTGCCGCTCTTGCGTACCTTGGCGGATGCCATCACCGCTGACCTGCTGCCGGAATACCCTGAGACACAGCAGGGTGATTATGTAATGTACGACCTTGAAACGGTCAGGGCGCTTGCCGACGATATGCAAGCGGAAGCGGTAAGAGCAGAGAAACTTTACAAGGCTGGCATTATTGATCGGGCTGAAGCCAAGCGAATAGCGGGTTTTGAAGCCGTGCCTGAAGATGAAGGGCAGCTACACCCAACAGCAATCCCGGTACAAAGCACCGGCGGCTTTGATGGTGCCGCAGTGCGATCGTATGAGATGAAGTTCCGCCCAACTGAAGCAATGCGGACAGCGGCACAACGGGCACTTGACTGGAAGGCTGAAGGATTCGACGGCGGGACGCGGGTAGGCCTTGCAAGGGCTAACCAGATTGTCAATGGGGAGAAACTTTCCGAAGACACCATACTCCGGATGTACTCTTTCTTCAGCCGCCATGAAGTAGACAAACAGGCTGAAGGCTTCAACGCTGGTGAAGAGGGCTTCCCTAGTCCGGGGCGTGTAGCCTGGGACTTATGGGGCGGCGATGCCGGGTTCCGCTGGTCAACCGCAAAGCGGGACGCAATGCAACCAGATGGCAAGAGCCTTGACGGT